CGTTCATTTTTGTCTCCTTCTGTCGCTTCCGGTCGGCAACATCGCCGCCCGTGGAATGCATACTGCAACAGGCCGGGAGGGGTGTCAAGCCTTTCTTGAAAATATTTTTCAGCCGCCGCCCTTGCCCGTTCAAGGCGCACTTGCTACCCTCCCGGCGCTATGCCTAAACCCAAAGTCCAGCCGCCAGAGGCGGCGCTACTCCACGCGGTCGCCCAGGCGGGCGGACAGACCGCGCTGGCCCGTAAACTTAAGGTCAAGCCGCAGGCCGTGCATCAATGGGTGCTCGCCGGGCGCGTGCCGCCGCTGCGCGCGCTTGCCGTAGAGGCCGCAACCGGTGTATCACGCAAGGCCCTGCGGCCGGATATTTACCCATGAGCACCCAGTCAATCACCCGCGCCGGCGACCACGGCCCGCTCATCACCTACACCGTGTGGCCGGATGTGTGGCCCAAGGCCAAGACCGAGCACGCCGACGCGCCATGGGTCGAGCTCGTCCGAACCCTAGCCAACCCGCCGGCGTACATGTCGAAGGCCGCCTGCCCGCTGCTCTCTCTCTGCGAGTACGGGGACAACCCGTCCGACAAGGGCTACCTGCGCCACGCCGGGAATGTCGTGCGCGTCTACGGCATTGAGGTGGACTACGACAACGAGTCCGTCACCCCAGAGGAAGGACAGGCGCGGCTGCAGGCCGCCGGGCTTACCTCGGTGATCTATACCTCGGCGTCCTACACCGAGGGCGCACCGCGCTGGCGCGCCATCCTGCCGCTTTCCGAGGCCGCGCTGCCGGCGCAGCGGGCCTACTTCGTCGCGCGCGCCAACCGCGCCTTGGGCGGTATCGCCTCGCGTGAGTCGTTCACCCTCTCCCAGTCCTTCTACTTCGGCCAGGTGCGCGGCGCCCGCTACAAGTTTCTAGAGACCCACGGCCGCTGCGTGGACGAGGCGTCAGACCTTGAGCCGCTGTACCACCAGGCACAGGGCACCGACCCCAAGACCGGGCGCGACACCCGCACCAACAAGGATCTGCTCGAGGCCTTTAACCGCGGCGAGGGGCGCTATGAGGCGATGCTCAAGCTCTCAAGCCGCTGGGCCGCGCGCGGGCTTGATTACGACGATATCGTGGCCGCGCTGGAGGATCTGCTCGCAAACGGGTCGAGCATGAACGGCGACGGCATAGACCTGCGCAGCCGCATCGAGCCGATGGCGGCGAGCGCCGTGCGCAAGTTCGCGGGCACCAGCCCAGAGGTGCGCATCAGCACGCCAGCCGTGCCGGCGCAGCTCGAAGAGTCGCCGCCAGTTGGCGCGTGGCAGGATGCGCCCGAGGCGCGCGGCATGGTCCGCAGCCTTGAGCCGGACGCTGCGGCGGTGACGCCGGGCGCCACGAACGCGACGGGCTTCTCGGTGGTGCTGCGCCATGTCGCCGATATCGTCGAGGAGAACCGCGAGCCGGAGTGGCTCCTGCACCATGTCATCGAGGCCAAGGTCGTCGCGGTCTTAGCGGGGCCGCGCGCGAGCTTCAAGAGCTTCATAGCCTTGGATTGGGCCATGCGGATCGCCACCGCCGGCAACCCGGTGGCGCTGCTCTCCGGCGAGGGCGGCGGACTCGGCAGGCGCGTCAAGGCGTGGATGCAGGCCTTCGGCGGCGGCCAAGACCTGCGCGCGCTGCCCGTGCTCGCCCTCGAGCGCCCCCTCAACCTCAACCGCGAGGAGGAGATGGCGATGCTGGTCGAGGCCATGGACAAGGCCGGCATCCGGCCCACGCTCGTGGTCATCGACACGCTCTCCAAGTTCAGCGCCGGCATGGATGAGAACAGCAACCAAGAGGTGGCGGCGTACCTGTCGGCCGTGTCGCGCTTCATCCGCGAGCGATACGATGCCTCGGTATTAATCGTCGCGCACTCTGGGCACGGCGACGCCGACCGCCCGCGGGGCGCCAGCGCCCTCATGGCGAACCCGGACAGCGAGTTCATCGTCAAGCGCGCCGCCCAGCCGAACACCCACGTCGAGGTCACGAGGCAGCGGTTCAAGGACACCGGCGAGCTGCCGAACCTCGCGTATGAGGCCGAGGTCGTCGACCTGGGCGCGGCCGACCGGTACGGCGAGCGGCTGACCAGCCTCGTCATGCGACAGAGCGTGGCCCAGGGGGAGAAGCCCATCACGGCACAGGCGCCCCAAGGCAAGTCGCAGCGCACCCTCCTACTCGCCCTCCGGGAGCGCCAGAAGCGGAGCGAGACGCCCCTTGTCTGGACCATGCAGGAGCTCCGCCAGATCGGCAAGGAGTGCGGGCTACCCCGCTCTTCTGTCCACGAGGCGGTCGAAAAGCTGGCCATGTCGCCCTTTATGACGGGCACGGTGGGCGGTTCGAGGCTCGCAAATGAGTGATGTTCGGATTTGTCCGGATTTGTCCAATCCGGACATTTCCGAACGGTCAAATTGTTCGGATATGTCCGGGTGTGCTTAGCACCCGGACATCCGGACAGACCCGGACATTGGTTCAGACACGGAGGAAGCATGAGGTACAAGACAAGTCCGTTGCGTAGTGTTGCGTTAGAGCAACATAGTGCAGACACGCCACTAGCAAGGCGGATGGTTGAGGGTCTGGGTCAAGAAGGGTTCCAGATTGCCAAGGCCATGCAGTCGATGTTCAACGCCAAGGTCGTCCACTACCGCGACCAGCACGGCGAGGTCGGCACCGACCCGAGGTGGCCGGCGTGAGCCAGCAGCGAATTGACCTCAACCACACCGGGCCGCTCGAGTGGATGGATGACCCGTTCTGGGACAAGGCGTCAACGGATGGCCGGTTCTGTATCCGGGGCCAGCGGGTGGGCGATAAGGTCGAGTATGTCGTCTGGCGCATGGGACCCGACGGGCGGGTGATCCCGCGGTGGCTCGGGGTGACTTCAACCTTCGCCGAGGCGGCAGAGCTCGCCGAGAACGCGAGAGGCGAGAAGCCGCCGTCGATTAACCTGCTCTGGAAGGTGGCGGATGAAAAAGGTCGTTAAGCTCTGCCCAATCTGCCTGACCGAGAACACGGGCGGTTTGCCTCACCGGCACCATCGAGAGGGGCACCGGAAGAAGTCGCGCACGATCGAGCAGATCAGCGAGATGGCGCGGCAGACCATCGAGGCCAACCAGGTGCGAGTCATCGTGGCCCAGGCCGTCGATGAGTCAAGGCAGCCGGAGCCGTGGGCCGACAAGCGCACCCGGTACCATCGAGCCTATTACCAGGCGAATCTCGAGCGTCGCAGGGAGCAGACCCGGCAGAGCAAGCGAGACCAACGGATGCGGCGCCGGCTGCGTCCCTTGATTGCTGGCCTGTGCTATGCGGTAGACTTGGGCCGATTGACTGCGAGGTGGTGATGGGCATCAGACAACGACAGCGGGGCGCCGAGACCGAACGAGAAGTTTGCGACAAGATTAGCCAGGCGACCGGATGGGTCGTGAAGCGTGAGCTTGGGCAGGCTCGAGACGGTGGCTGCGACATTCGACTTGGCCGGTTCGTGGTCGAGGTGAAGCGACGCAAGAGCATCGCGGTCTACGATTGGGTCGACCAGGCGAGGGCAGCGTGCGCGCCTTACGAGATCCCGGTGGTCATCTGCCGGGGCGATAAGCGTGAGTTCCTCGTGGTGCAGCCCTTGGAAGATTGGCTGAAGATGGCAAAGGCCGAGCTGCCCGACAGATGAAATGCCCAAAGTGCTCCAAGCCTAGCGAGGTCGTGAAGGTCTACCAGTTCCCGACCGAGGCTAGGCGTCGGCGGGAGTGCCTGACTTGCGGGCACCGGTTCACGACGGCGGAGAAGCTGTGGCGCCGTGTTTACGCCGAAGAGATACGCAACCGACCGTCTCCTCGAGCGACGCGCCAAGAGCGACCGGAGCCGACGCGGAGACGGTACAGCAACTTCGATGTGGTGGCGGTCGATAACTACGACATGGACCTGGAGGATGTGAGCACCTTTGTTCACATAAGCGACTGATGGCAGGGACACCACGAAAGCGAGAGCGCCGCGAGAAGGCGCACCAGATCATCAGCTCGCCGGACTTCTGGGAGCAGCTCTGGATTCACCTTGCAGATGGGCATTCACTTCGGTCTTTCATCAGCGGCAGCGAGGTTCCGTTCGCCATCCTTTGGGGGAAGATGCAGTCCGACCCGGCCTTGATGGAGCGGTACGAAATCGTCCGCAACGCGCGCGCCCTGCTGAACGCCGAGAGAATCGAGGCGCTGGCCGAGAAGGTCGAGCAGGAACAGATCGACCCGAACGCCGCGAAGGTTGCGATGAATGCGAGGCAATGGCTGGCCGAACGGATGGACCCGAGGCGGTGGGGAACCAAGATCCAGAGCGATGTCCGCATCACCGACACGACAGCGCTGCACCTTGCTGCGGTGCGCGACCTGATGCGGACCGTGAGCGTCCAAGAGCCCGAAAAGCTGACGTCGGACGGGGCGTCCGACGGTCTGCCTGCGCGCGATTCTTAAGACCGGTCTGTGGATAAATCTGTGGATAACCTGTGGATAACCTGTGGATAACTCACGGCCTGGCGATCAGCACGCGCTCGGGCACCGATGCGCACACGCACGCACGGCGCAAGTGCTTGATTCGCAAGGGGTTGCGGCGCGTAGTGCGTATAACACCCATTATGTTAAATCGGGGCGATTATGACCGCCCTGCGGACAATCCCCCCCCCTCAACGACGGGGGCGCGCGTAAGTGCTTGATTCCCATAGGGTCGGGGCTCCGGGCGATTCCGGCCGCCCGCCGACCCCCCCCCCGGCGGGTGGCCCCCGGCGGGGGGTCGGCGCTTGCGTAACCCCACACGGACCGTATGAAAAATTCTGAAAACCCCTACTTCGCCTTCGTCAAACGCTACCACGCCGCCCCTGTGGCCTTCGTGGAGGAGGTCCTAGGCGTCACCCCCGACCCGTGGCAGCGTCGCCTCCTAGAGCTTCTGGCGGCCGGCGAGCGCAAGATCAGCGTCCGCTCCGGCCACGGCACCGGCAAGTCCACCGTGGCCTCTTGGGCCATGCTCTGGTTCATGCTCACCCGCGTGCCGGTCAAGGTGGTCGTCACGGCCCCCACGGCATCGCAGCTCTTCGACGCCCTCTTCGGCGAGTGCCGCCGCTGGGCCAAGCTCCTGCCGCCGGCGGTGGCCGAGCTGCTCGAGATCAAGTCCGACCGCATCGAGCTGAAGGCGAGCCCGGAGGAGGCCTTCATCTCGGCGCGCACCAGCCGCGCGGAGCAGCCGGACGCCCTGCAGGGCATCCACGCCGAGTATGTGCTGCTGGTCGTGGACGAGGCCCCGGGCGTGTCCGAGGCGGTCTTCGAGTCGGCGGGCGGATCGATGTCCGGCCACAACGCCACGACGCTGCTGCTCGGCAACCCCACCCGGACGCAGGGGTATTTTTACGACACCTTCCACCGCCTGTCTGGCGAGTGGAAGAACCTGCACGTGAGCTGCCTCGACTCGCCCCGGGTGTCGGAGGATTACGTCGCCGAGATGTCGAGCCGGTACGGCGAGGGCAGCAACGCCTACCGGGTGCGCGTGCTTGGCGAGTTCCCGGTGGCGGACGATGACACGCTGATCGGGCTTGAGCTCGCCCAGTCGGCGGTGGACCGGGACGTGGTGCAGAACCCGGGCGCGCCGGTGCTCTGGGGCCTCGACGTGGCGCGCTTTGGCGCGGACTCCTCGGCGCTCTGCAAGCGCCAGGCGAACGTGGTCGTGGCGCCGGTGAAGACTTGGAAGGGCCTCGACCTGATGGCGCTGACGGGGGCGGTGATGCACGAGTGGGAGAGCACCGACCACCGCGACCGCCCGGTCGAGATCCTGGTGGACAGCATCGGCCTTGGCGCGGGCGTGGTAGACCGGCTGCGGGAGCTGAAGCTGCCGGCGCGCGGGATCAACGTCGGCGAGTCTCCGGCCTTCAAGGGGCAGTACATGAACCTGCGCGCGGAGCTCTGGGGCAAGGCGAAGGCGTGGCTCGAGGCGCGCGACTGCAAGCTGCCGCGCGACGAGCGCCTGGTGAATGAGCTATCCTCGCCGCGCTACTCGTTCATGTCGAACGGGAAGCTGCGCCTCGAGGGCAAGGATGACATGAAGCGCCGTGGCCTTGCGTCGCCCGACGTGGCGGATGCCTTCGTGCTGACCTTTGCGTCTGAGGCGGCGACGGGCGGCGGCGTGTACGCGCCGACTTGGCAGAAGGCGGTGAAGCGGCAGATCCGGGGGGTGGTATGAACTGGCGGGATTTCTTTTTGGTGGACCCGTACTCGGGCGCGAAGATAGTCGAGCACGACCTGCAGGGCTGGGGGTCGGATGACCCGATGTTCGAGCAGGTCCTGGCGGCGGTGCGCCCTACGACCATCATCGAGGTGGGCTCGTGGAAGGGGCGCTCGGCGGCTAACATGATGGCGATCTGCAAGCGCCTGGGGCTCGACGCGCGGCTCTTGTGCATCGACACCTGGCTCGGGTCGCACGAGAACTACGCGCGCCACGACGGGGACAATCGCTGGCTGCACGAGGCGCTGCGGTTGCACGCGGGCTACCCTCGGCTGCACGAGCTGTTCCTGTCGAACATGGTTCACCTTGAGCTGACCGAGCGCGTGACCCCCCTCCCCCTGCCGGCGACGATCGCGGCGCGGGTGGTGGCCGAAAAAAATATCGTGGCGGACGTGATCTACATCGACGGCTCGCACGACTATGAGGATTGCAAGGCGGACCTCGCAAACTACTGGCCGCTTCTGCGCCAGGGTGGGATTTTGTTCGGCGATGACTACCAGGCGTGGCCCGGCGTGACGCGCGCGGTGGATGAGTTCTGCGACGCGCACTTCCTGCACCGCTCTGTCGTGCGCCGCTCGGGTAAGTTCGCCTTTGGCAAAGACCGCGGCGTGGAGGGCATCGAGTGAAGTACTACTGCATCACGCTCTCTGAGACGCCGGAGCGCACCGAGCACGCCCGCGCGCAGGCCGCGAAGGCCGGCATCGAGTTGGATTTCATCTACGGCATCTTCGGCAAGACGATGCAGGTGAAGTCAGAGATCCCGATGCACTCAGACTATTTCGTGACCCGCGGCGCGACGTGCCTGGTCTTGTCGTGGCACATTGCCTGGCAGATTGCGTGGCGCGAGGGGCACGAGGAGTTCGTGATCTTCGAGGATGACTTCATCCTGCCGGATAACTTTGCCGAGCGCTGGGCGCAGATGCGCGCCGAGGTGCCCGAGTGGTGCGACCTGGTGTACTTGAACTCGTGCTGCACGGACCAGAAGCCGGCGAAGAAGGAGTCGGCGAGCCTGTGGGAGATCAAGTACCCGCTGTGCACGGCCGCCATCTGGCACCGCCGTCGCGCGATCCCGACGCTGCAGATGTACACCAAGCCCGCGAACACGCCGGTGGACATCCTGCTCGAGTGGCACGCGCTTCCGCACCTGCGGGTGCTGACGGCGGTCCCGCCATTGGTCTCCCAGGCAACGCAGGACCTTGCGGTGCCGATGCCATCGACCATCCACATGTGAGGTACTCGTGAATGCTAAAGCCAAGCGACGTGGCGCGGTTCCAGCGCCGGCTCGACAAGAAGTCCCCCGAGAAGCCGCAGCCCCCGGAGCCCCCGAAGGGTGGCGGGAAGGGTGCGCCGCGGCCTCCTTCGGACAAGAAGGCAGCCTGATACTCAGCGACCGGCTGCCGGCGGGGCGCTTCGTGCGCCTTGAGGTGCCGTGCGCGCCGATGCTGCCGTGTAACCCGTCGGTGGCCGTCGGCCCGGGCGGGGAGTTGCGGTGCCTCATCCGCGCCGTGAACTACGAGCTCGGCGAGACGGACGGGATCTGGTTCCGGGACGACCCGGGGCCGGATACGGTCAACTACATCGCCGACCTTGGCGATGACTTGTCGGTGGCGCGGGTCGAGCGCGTGGACGACGCCTCGCAGCGTGTCTCGCGGCTGCCGTGCCGGGACGGCTTAGAGGACGGGCGGCTCTTTTGGTTCCGCGGCCGGTGGCGATTTACGGCCTCGGGGCTGCACCACGGCCCCCGGGTGCGCACGACGATGGCGCTCTGCGCCCTGGATGGCCGCCTGGTCGACGAGCTTGAGTTTCTGCACAGCCCGCACGCCCGGGAGATGGAGAAGAACTGGATGCCGCGCGCCGACGGCGACCGGCTCTCGTTCGTGTACTCGCACCACCCGGCAGAGTCGTACCAGCTGATGCCGACGCGGGAGAAAATCTGCTTTGAGTCGTTCCCGGGATTGGCCGGCTGGTCCGGCGGCTCGCAGATCATCCGCCACGGCGACGCCTGGGTCGGGGTGGTACACCAGCGGCGCAAGGAGCGCGGGCGGGTGTACTACGCGCACCGGCTGGTGCGCTACGACGACAAGCTGATGCCGGCGCACGCCGGGCGGGAGTTTTACTTCCGCGGCGCGCAGGTCGAATTCTGCGCCGGGCTCGCCGAGCACGGCGGCGGGTTCGTGCTCTCGTTCGGGGTGAAGGACCGCGAGGCGTGGCTGGTTCGGCTAACGGTCGCCGAGTTTGGCGCCCTTTTGGGCTGACAATGGGGATAGACCAAAATCGGCACGGGTGGCGATTTCATGTATAGAGCAGACGGGTCCCTAGTCGAGCAGAGCGAGCAGTCCCTTGGTTTCGTGGAGACCATGGACGACGCCGACCTCGAGGCGCTGGTCGGCGGCGAGCTGACGGATGCCACCTCGTTTATCGACGCGGAGCTCTCACCGGTCCGCGCTCGTGCCATCCAATACTACCGCGGCGAGCCCTTCGGCAACGAGGAGGAGGGGCGATCGCAGGTCGTCTCGACCGACGTGCGCGACACCATCAACGGCATCATGCCGTCGCTGATGAAAGTCTTTTTCGGCTCGAAGAAAATTGTCCAGTTTGCGCCGCGCAACCCGGAAGACGTGGCGTCCGCCGAGCAGGCGACCGACTACATCAACCACATCTTCCAGAACGACAACAACGGCTTTCTGATCTGCTACTCGGTCTTCAAGGACGCCCTGCGCGGCGCGCTCGGCATCGCCAAGTACGTCTGGGAGGAGCGGGTCGAGGTCAAGACCGAGTACTTCACCGGGCTCGATGACTCGGCGCTGACGGTGCTGCTCTCGGAGCCGGATGTCGTGGGGAGCGCCATCTCGGCGATGGACGACCCGTCGTACCAGCCGCCGGTGGACCCGATGACGGGCGCGCCGGTGGTGGACCCGATGACTGGCCTGCCGCCGCCGGCGCCGCAGATCTACTCGGTCGAGCTCAAGCGCGAGACCAAGAATGGCCGGGTGCGCATCGAGGCAATCCCGCCCGAGGAGTTCCTGATTGACCGCCGCGCGCGCTCCGTCGAGGACGCGACCCTGGTCGCGCACCGGCGGATGATGCGCGTCTCTGACCTCGTGGCGCTTGGCTACGACAAGGATGAGGTCGAGGCGCAGATGGGCGTCTACGAGCTCGACACGAACGACGAGTATTTGGCGCGCAACCCCTACGCCCAGTCCTATGGCCCGGGCGGCACGCAAGACGACAAGCGCGTGCTCTACTGCGAGGCCTACATCCGGGTCGACTACGACAAGGACGGCATCTCGGAGCTGCGCAAGATTTGCACCATCGGCCCGAGCTACAAGATGGTGATGAACGAGCCGTGCTCGCACTCGCCGTTCGCGCTCTTCTGCCCGGACCCGGAGCCGCACGCGCTCATCGGGCTCTCCATGTTCGACATGACCGCCGACCTGCAGAAGATCAAGTCGGCGATCATGCGCAACATGCTCGACTCGCTGTCGCTCGCCATCCACCCGCGGGTGGGCGTGGTCGAGGGGCAGGTCAACATGGACGACGTGCTGAACACCGAGGTGGGCGGCGTCATCCGTATGCGTCAAGCCGGCGCGGTCCAGCCGTTCGCCGTGCCGTTCGTCGGCCAGGCCGCCTTCCCGATGCTTGGGTATCTCGATGAGGTACGCGAGACGCGGACCGGCATGAGCAAGGCCTCGATGGGCCTTGACGCCGACGCACTACAGAGCACCACCCGCGCGGCGGTCGCCGCGACGGTAAGCGCAGCGCAGCAGCATCTTGAGCTGATCGCCCGGATTTTCAGCGAAACCGGGATGCGCGCCCTGTTCAGGGGCATTCTCAAGCTCGTCGTAGAAAATCAGGACCGAGCGCGGGTGGTGCGCCTTCGCAATCAATGGGTGCCGATTGACCCGCGGTCTTGGAACGCCGACATGGACGTCGAGGTGGACGTCGCCTTGGGCGGCGGCACCGAGGAGCAGCAGGTCTCTGTGCTGACCGCCATCGCCCAGAAGCAGGAGCAGATCCTGCAGACGATGGGGCCGCAGAACCCGCTCGTGACGCCGCAGCAGTACCGGAACACGCTCGCGCGTCTGGTGCAGGCATCTGGATACAAGAACGCCGACGAGTTCTTCTCGAACCCGTCGCTGATGCCGCCGCAGCCGCCCCCGCCGCCCCCGCCGCCTGACCCGGCGATGATCTTGGCCGAGGTGGAGCGCCAGAAGATCATGGCGGACATC